ACCATTGCTGCACTGCCACAAGCAGGAGGCTGTATGTCATCTCTCCCTCCAGAGGTAACGACCTGGGAGGATCTGATCTTCCCCACGATCGACTATGAATCGGCTGAGGCTGAGGTAGTCCAGATGAAGGCCCCGTACTTCCAGGATGAGGCTCAGGACATTGACGAGAGGGCTAACAGGATGCTGAAAGCCGTGCAGGGTCGAGCCTGATGTTCGGTGCGGTGATGCTCGTTTCGGCTGTGGCTGCCATTGAGCAACAGCGACTACTCGACGCAAGGCCTGGCGGCATCGTCCACGTCCCCAATCCTTACGCCGTCCAGTGGTTGCCCAAGGCGCAGCCAGCCGCCCAAAAGGACTGCGAAGGATGCGGCGCACCTCTGAGGGCGTACCTGCATCACTGTGAATATTGCAGGAGGGAGAAATGATGTTCAACGACAGCAACCACATACTGGACGACTGGCTTTCGCGCTGGCATGCCTGGGGCAAGTCCTACAAGGCCAATCAGCAGAAGGCGCAAGATCCGGTCTTCCGCAATGCCAAGTCAGGTAGGGGATGGGACTCCATTGACGACATCATCGAGGATGACCTGATCGGCTCAACCCTCGAAAGCATCGATTTCCATGTGTCGGAGATGCAAGACCCTCACCGGGCGGCTATCTACGTGCTGGCGAGGAACCTGTACACGGGTAGGTCAGTGTGGATGAGTCCGCGGCTGCCGGCTGATCCTCTGGAGCGTGGGACAATCGTGGCTGAAGCAAGGAATCAACTGACGAAGCGGCTCATGGCTGCGGGGGTGATGTGATGTCAAACGGGTTTGACGACTGGGTAGAAGGGCGAACTGGGTGGGAATGGCTCGATACCATGTTCAAAGACCCTTATGCAGAGGCCAAAGCCTTCTACGGGCCAGAGGTGTTCGCCCGCTTGTACGAGCAGGAGGAGCAGGCTCGGCGGGACCAAATAGTTCGCAACTCCGTCATGAAATCCGGGCGTCTTGTTGATGATGTTGCAGGGCAGTTGCACAGTCCGTAACCTTATGGTCTAATTTCGCTCGGTAGGACAAGTGCCTCCAAAATTCACCAAAGAGCCCGCCCTTCGAAAGATCGGCGGGTTTTTCACGTTCGCCGGGCAGATCTTCATCTTTGATGTGCTGTAGCTAAAGGATCTGACCCGGCACCCATCCTTCTCCTCTTGGCTGATATGCCAAGTTCACGCCCGCCTCAGTGCGGGCTTTCTTTTGCTCGAACAAGCCTGAAAGGGCACTCGAATAGGAAACATCATGGCTGCCGGCCGTCCGTCCAAGTTCAAAGAAGCGTTCATTGCCCAAGCAGAGAAGCTCTGCCGGCTGGGGGCGACTGACCTTGAAATGGCTGACTTCTTCGAGGTGGACGTGAGGACGTTGTACCGCTGGAAGGCCGAGAACGAGCAATTTTGTCAGGCCTTAAAAGCCGGCAAGGAGCAGGCCGACGATCGGGTAGAGCGGAGCCTGTTTGCTCGCGCTAACGGGTACGAGCATGACGAGGTTGATATTCGGGTGATCGCGAACGCGGTGGTTCAGACGCCTATCCGTAAGTTCTATCCGCCAGATACCACGGCTGCGATCTTCTGGCTGAAGAACCGTAAGCCCAAGGAATGGCGCGAGACCAAGGCTGTGGAGTTGACGGGCGCTGATGGTGGCCCGCTGCAGGTTCAGAAGATCGAGCGGACCATCGTTGACCCGAAGTGAAGACGCTCAAGCTGCAGACGGCTCGTGTCTTCCAGCCGCTTCTTGCTCCTGCTCGCTATAAGGGCGCGTGGGGTGGTCGAGGTAGTGGTAAGTCGCACTTCTTCGCTGACAAGCTGATCGAGGATTGCCTAGCCGAGCCTGGCGATTCAGGTGGTGAGGGTATGCGGGCAGTCTGTATCCGTGAGGTGCAGAAGGATCTCGCCCAGTCTTCCAAACTGCTGATTGAGTCGAAGTTGTCGGGCTTTGGGATCACCGAGGCTGACGGCTTCAAGGTCTACAGGGAAGCGATCGAGACGCCCGGAGATGGTCTGATGATCTTCAAGGGCATGCAGGACTTCACGGCCGACAGCATCAAGTCGCTGGAAGGCTTCAAACGTGCATGGTGGGAAGAGGCCCAAACGGCTACGACTCATTCCCTGAACATGCTGCGGCCTACGCTGCGGTCTGCTGGGTCTGAGCTGTGGTTTAGCTGGAATGCTCGGCGCAGGACGGATGCGGTAGACGTGATGCTCCGCGGTGCTGAGTTGCCGACAGGTGCAGTGGTCGTCAAGGCGAACTGGCGCGACAACCCCTGGTTCACTGCCGAGCTTGAGCAGGAACGCTTGGACTGCCTGCGGATGCAGCCTGACCAGTACGACCACATCTGGGGGGGTGGATACGTCACGGTGATGGAAGGCGCCTACTACGCCAAGTCGCTGGCTGAGGCGAAGGGAGCAGGAAGGATTGGGCGGGTGTCCGCTGATCCTCTGATGACGCTGCGTGTGTTCTGCGACATCGGCGGGACCGGGGCAAAGGCCGACGCCTTCACGATGTGGGTTGCTCAGTTCATCGGCTTGGAAGTCCGGGTGCTGGACTACTACGAGGTAGTTGGTCAGCCGCTGGCGACGCATCTGGCCTGGCTGCGGTCCCGCGGCTACACGTCCGACAAGGCGCAGATCTGGCTCCCGCACGATGGGAGCACGCAGGACAAGGTTTATGACGTGTCCTATGAGAGTGCATTGCAGGCTGCCGGCTACACGGTGACGGTTGTTCCGAACCAAGGGAAGGGCGCTGCGGCTGCTCGTATTGAGGCTGCTCGCAGGCTGTTCCCGTCGATGTGGTTCAACGAGGCCACGACTGAGGCCGGTATTGCTGCTCTTGGCTGGTATCACGAGAAGAAAGACCCAGTGCGCAACATCGGGCTAGGTCCTGAACATGACTGGGCATCGCATGGTGCTGATGCTTTCGGCCTGATGGCTGTGGTCTACGAGCCGCCCAAGGCATATGCGCCTCTGAAGTACCCCAAACTGAACAACGGCTAACCATGAACATCCTTCAACAGCTAGTCAAAGATGAGCTAGACCGCAGGCGTGATCTTGTGGCTGAGGCTGAGCAGAGGTTGGCTGACGCTCGCACGCAACTGGAAGAGGCTAGGGCCAATTCGCAGAAGGCCCGCAGCGAGTTCGACTACCTGAAGGCATGGCTGGATACGCAACTGTCCCCTGATTGGGCATCCTAACAACTGAAAAGGCATCGCTGAGAAGCGACCCGAACGATGGCAAAACCCTCCCCCTTAAGCGATGACGAGCTGAAAGCCCTGGTTGGGCGTGAGCTTCGTGCGTCCATTGCCTATGACGGCGGGAAGCTTGCGGAGCAGCGTCGGCGCGCGATGCAGTATTTCTTGGGTGAGGCTACTGGCGACCTGGCTCCTCCCGAGGTTGACGGTCGGTCCAAGGCTGTCTCCACGGACGTGCGCAATACGATCCTGTCGATGCTGCCCCAGTTGGTGGCGAAATTCGTAGGCGGGGATGCTGCAGTCGAGTTCGAGGCTGCCAAGCAGGGTGACGAGAAGAAGGCGCAGGACGCGACCAACTACGTCAATTACCTGTTCATGAAGCAGAACGATGGCTACGAGATCGCCTCGAACTGGATCTTTGACGCCCTGCTGCAGAAGAACGGCATTGTTAAGGTGTGGTGGGACACCCGGGCCGAGGAGAAGCGGGAAGAGTACCGCGGGCTGACGGAGGTTGAACTGGCTCAGATCCTCGATGATGAAGAGGTCGAGCCGATCGAGCAACTGACCTATCCCGACGAGGAAGACGCGAAGGCTCGTGCTCAGGCTGTCGAGCAGATGACGCAGCAACTTGCGCAGGCTCAACAGGCTGCAGCGCAGGGCAACAAGCAGGCTCAGATGGCTGCCCAGCAGATGCAGCAGCAACTTGCCCAGATCGAGGCGCAACCTCCTGCCATGCTGTATGACGTGGCATTCAAGCGCTCCATGAAGGGCGGGCGGTTGATGGTCGAGAACGTTCCTCCCGAGGAGTTCAAGATCAGCCGTAAGGGGAAGTCGATCAAGACGGCTTCCTTCTGCGCTCACCAGGTTCCGCGCACGATGTCCGAGCTTCGTTCGATGGGGTATCCAGCCTCGAAGATCGACCAGATCGGCACGACTGACGATGCAAACGCGACCATGAACATGGAGCGCATCGAGCGGTACAGCTACGACGACGAGATGGCCTACATCACGGACAACGCGTCCGGCG